GTGTATACATCATCACTCTTAATGTCAAAATACTTTGCCTTCAGCCAGTGCGTTGCTGACACTGGGTTGAAGCTGAATGTGATCTGGTAATACAAAAATGGATTGAATGACAAGTCACCTCTGAGTCGGTCATCGAGAATATCGACATCCGCTTCGTAAAGCTCCGTTGCTTCTTCAATCCATATCCATGTTAATTTTCCGACATCAAATGTGATAGACTTTACTTTTTCTCGCTGTCCATCATCTTTCATTCCTCGGAAAATCACTTTATTTCCTGTCACTTTCGAGATCAGCTCCATTGGATTACTTCTGATCTGCCAGAATAATCCTGCTTTATCCCCGTATATTTTATATATTGCACTCTTTAGCTCCGCATAAGTACTATCTTTGTTTGTTGTGTCTACTTTCCGGACGCACAGAAGATTCGCACCTTTGTACTTCGGATCACCAAGTTTGATGATAAAATTCTGTGCAATGTTTACTGACTTCCCAGAACCGGCAGAGCCTTTTGCCAATCGGTATCGTTTCTTGCACTCATTGAACTCTTTGAAATTTCTGTTAAATCCAACATTAACTTCTTTCATCCTCATCACCATAGTCTACCACAATCTTCATGTCCATATCTCCTGCTACATCCAGCTTGTCATTCCACATACCTAAATGCCTGCCGAGAAGCTCGAGCGCCTTTACCTTGTCGCAGGGCTTCTGTTCCAATCCATCGCGCCCCTTTTTAATCGTTCCGAGGGCTCGCTGCTGTTCCTCAGTAAGGTTATCTGTAAGCTCCAATTCTACGGTCCGATACAGAATCGGTTCTCCGTCTTCTCCTACGAGCGGAATAATATTTCCACCTACTTCTGCTGTAGCCTGTTTCTCAACTACTTTCGCGTAGTCTGAAGCCTTGGAAAAAGCAATGGCAGCCAGTTCATTTAAAACTCGATCCTGCGTGATCTCCGTCCGCTTCTGCCGCTCTTCCATTCTTTCGGTAATATATTCTGCAACCTTAGCATTTCTTAGTAACTTACTTCCATTTACTGCTGCTGACTCTTCTTTCTTTACGCTTGGATATGCGACGCGGTAAGCCCGTGTGGCATTTAGATCAATCAAGTACTCATCTGCAAATATTTTCTGTTTTTCTGTCATAGGACTCACCACCTTCCAAATTTCTACCATAAAAAAGAGACATCTAATCAGATGCCTTTTCTCTTTCTATATTCTTCAATTTCTTTTTTCTCTTTTTCCTGATCTTCTCTCCACATTTTTATAAGTTCTTTGTCGCTAATATTTTTTTCATCATGGAAATTTCTTAGCATACGCTTATGGTATTTTCGCCGTATATTTCTAAGTTCTTCATCTTTAATTCTTTCGATTTCTCGACTGGTCAAATCATCTTTGTACTGTTCTTCTTCTGTTAACCATTCCATTAAATCATATCCTCCTGTATTTTATATCATATATGCTACCGCAATATACGTTTATTTGCAATGCAATATTTAGGACTACTGCTATGAAAGAATTATAACAGCAACAAAACCAAAATAACCAAGTACACAATCAAAATTTATAAGAAAAAGGAGGAACCTTGCAGTAGTCCACAACGGGTATAGCAGGACTCGAACCTGCGACACATCGGTTAACAGCCGATTGCTCTGCCAACTGAGCTATACACCCGTAGGATGCCTTTTATTGACATCCTTTACCCTATCCGCGCTCGGGTACTGACACTAAATATAGATTGCTGAATCTATTTTTGTTTGTTTTGCAGATCTGCGGATATCTGCGTTTTGTGATATCACTCCGTAGCACTTCCACGGCATTCCGGATTTTTAATATTTACCGTGATATGCTACTAAACCGTGTGCAGGGATCGAACCTGCTTGTCCCAACTGACCACGGCATAGAAACACCGCCAGACAAGAAAGGGTAAAAGTCCGGCGGTGTTCTGAATGTTTGGAAAGATTGTTTTAGAACAATATACAATCGTTCTAGGATAATTATAGCATAAGTAAAATATAAATGCTATAAATCTTTAAGCTGTGCGCTTATAATCTGCGATACTCGCGCCTGGGTATATCCAATTTCATCTGCGACTTTTTGCTGGGTTTTCCCCTCAAGATAGTGCAACTCAAATATCTCTTTAATCTCCGGATCATCAATCCCATTTATGTAGTCTTCGACTTCTTCTTGCTCTTTCAGGATCCGCAGCCTGTCCGCTTCTTTTCGCCTAATCTGCTGTCTTACATTCTCTTCTTCGTAAGGGTCATACATTTGTACAGATGTTCTCACTTCGGTGTACGGAAAATCTGCGCTGGATCCCGTTACCTTCCCCATGACAACAGTCGATTCCCGTTCACAGAGTTCTTGTATCTGGTTCTCAATCCGGATAAGTCTATCTTTGTTTGGCTTATACTTTTTCAGTGTTTTCTTGTCCAACTCAATCACCTCCCGGGATCCGCTCTTTTATGTTGTATTTCTCTGCTATGTAGTCCACAGCGTCCTTATTCGCCCTCTCGCCGCCTTTAAAGTCGCAGGCAAAGGCTTTATGCCCCTTTTGCTTTAAAGCCGTCTCACAGGGCTTCCTCGTTGCCATAGTGTACGCTTCAATCTTTCGGATAACTCCTGCTGTCTCCTTTCTACGTTTCATGCTCTCTCTGGTCATGCCGTCACCTCAATTTTCTCTCCTGTCAGCTCTTCCAACTTCTGTCGCATTTCTTCCACTGTCATTTTCTTTGGTTCTTTGCGCTCCCAGATGAGTTCAAGGTTGCTTTTAATAAACACATCTTCTATGCGTCTGAGTGATTCCGGAGTAATCCTATAGACTTTAACGATATCTCCTTCTGTATAACCTTTACATTTCAAGTCATCGGTATAACAGTTCATTTCATTGTATCCACATTTCCTCACTACCTCCTCAGCCAATACAAGATACATGTTGCCATCTCTTTGTTCAACTACCATCCCATCTCTCAAATCTGCCTTGGTAAATTCTTTGTCCATGTAATCACTCCATTCTAAGATTTTATAATTGTACTTTTCCACAAAATCACGAGTCGAATATTCTCCGCTTCCGTAATAACACGTTCCTTCGTTGCGCATATAATTTGTATTTTTCAAATAACTTTTTCCGTTACACCACTTCATCCTATGTTTGTGCATCTGCTTGCAGAAGTCTTTCGCTTCTTCCTCAGTCTTACAGTGCACCGCAATCTTATTGTATTTATTTTTAAATTCATTCCAGTTAAACTTTTTCATCTTCCTACCTCACTATCTTCCGCACAATCCAATCCAAAAACACCACAAATAGCAGTATCGGGAATCCCGCAGCCATCAGGTAATCCGCACCTTCTAGTTTTACATCCTCTTCCAATCCTGCCTTTAGGGCAATCACTGTTCCAAGCCCCAGGATGTAATACAGGGCTAGGAATGCGATTGTGATTAAAATGTCCATGTTATTCCTCCTTGTATGGTTTTATCTGTTCTTTCGGCATCCACGCTGTCACGACATCGTACACCGTTCCCTTATCTGTTCCAAATTCTTTTGCACAGGTGTTTTCCGAATATTGCTCATCATAGAATCTCCATTCTCCTGTTCTGCTCAGATATCCATCATACACACTGTATTCTTCCGGATGGTATGTCTGTTCTTCTTCTGGAACCCAGGCCGAATCGTAGTCCGCAATCCATTCGGATGAGTGTACGGTAACTTTTACCATTTTCCCGACTTCCGGCAATTTCTCACTTACCGGAATCCAACCGTTTTTACTAGGGACATTTGTGTCATTAGCCAACTCTAAATACTTCTTCATTTTATGAATTGCTTGCACTATCACGCCATCATCACAATTGCATATACCGCTTTTCACGCTACAACAAGCACCCTCACAATGATTAAAGCATTTTTCATTTTCTTCTATTAGTTCTTTGATCGCTACAATTTCTTTTTCTTCCAAAATCTTCTCTAGTACGTTCATTCCGTATCCTCCTTATCCACATACTTCTCTACGACATCTACTGCACAAGTCAGCCCATAAATATAGCTTTCCAGCTCTTTCGCTGTTTTGCTCGCTCCGTGTTTTCGCTTTTCTTCCTTCAAGGTTTCGTAGGCGTCATTTTTCATGGATTCGATTTCTTCTATGATTTTCTCTAATACGTTCATCACTCCACCTCCAACAGCTCTGGATTGTCAAAAATGTTTCCGATAACTTCCGTTCTATTTGGATTCCGATTATATTTAAAAACATCGTTATTGGTGCATTTTTTATTTCCTCGTCCACATACTGCCCATGATCCCCTCCATTCGCTCCAAAACACAGCACCTACACGATATTTTATCTCTTCGCCATCTTTTAAAAACGGACTTCCATCATAGTCATAACTATATCTGAGAATATCATTCTCCCAGATCTTCTTATCGTTTTTGTCGGTAAGTCCGGTGTACTGGCATAAAGTACTTGGAGCAATCTCGCATTTTAGTAATATATCTGGTAATTCTTTGCTAATTTTGTGTATTTCCACTTTTCCAGAAGGATATGCAACAACATACCCTTCCACCCATTCACCATTGTCTTTTCTCTTTGCTTTGAAAAGAACTTCTCTCATCTATTCCACCTCCTCATATTCCGGACACTCCACACAATACTCATACATGTCCTCATCTGCACACTGTATATTACAAATATCGTTGTCCGGACATTCTATGCAGCAATAATCGTGTCCGCATATACTTGTTAATTTACATCTTCCCATCATGATATTCCTCGCTCCAATCTAATCTCTGGCCGCACTTCAGACAGCATTCGTGCTCTTCTGCATGTCCATCAATAAAACATATTGACTCTCTGCAACTTGGGCAAACGAAATAACCTAATTCATAGTCTACTTCTTCTGGCTTTTTCGCCGTATCACGCTCTTTCAACTCATGCATCTGATTCATCAACTTCGCACACTGGCTGTCCACAAAATCATTCACCTTGTTATACTGGTTCAAAATATCGCACACAAACCGTCCCATCTTGCACTCTGCGCATTTATCTTCCAGTTCCATTTCACTTAGCTGATCTGGATACTTGCACAGGTTGTCGCAGATATGTTCCATCATTTCCGTTGTGATCCCGTCCATCCATGTTTCTTCTGTTTTCGTCATTAGTCATTCCTCCGCAATAAAGTCTTCTATACTCATTTGCCCTGGTATGTTTTCGTCTTCCATCCACCAAAGAAATACCTCTTCCCCTGTCGTCCACTTACATTCTTTTCCTCTTCGTTCACGTTCTTTCAACATCCTGTCGAAAGCATTTATATACAATTGCTTATACTTTGGAAAATCTGCAAACTCTTTGTAACGCTTCTTGCCTGCCATCGGACATCCGATGCAACCAACACGGTCATATCCGCACTGGTACAGATCGCACGTCTCTATTTTCTCGGAATTTATATATCCCCAGATATCACTATGCGTCCAATCTATTATAGGATTTACAATCATTTTTTTCTGCTGCATACATAGCTCACTCATCCGTCTTCGTGCATCGTTATCCTCCATCAGCATTATCTTCGTAAATTTTTCTTTCTCTTTTTGGGTTTGTCCGAGCTTTTCAAACTCTTCCCTTTTCAATCTGGAAGTACTTTCGTCCCATCTTACTCCGGTTGCGATATACCGGTTTGCACATCCAGTTTCTTTCAGCGTAGAGCAACAGTATCTTACAATTCTTGTCGGCGGAATAAGCTTTTCTGGAATTAAGCTCCACATGCTAATCAATTTTCCTTTATAGCGTGGTTTTTCTATTTCGCACTTAATTCCATGCAGTTCCAGTTCTCGGAATACCTCCCGAATATGCCGAACTGTCTGCGGCGCATCTGCCGTTGTATGGCTATTATGTACTTCAAATGGGATTCCGGATCGCTTAAAAATCTCTAACATCACATCACTATCTTTTCCTCCGCTGTATGTGCAAATAAGCGGTCTACCATAGTGATGCAGACTCATTTCACTTGCCATTTTAATTCTTTCGATTGCTTTTTTCTCTTTATCCATTTTCTCAGAAGCCCGGTATACCCTTGCCCCGGCCGGAGGCTGGCTCCTTTCTATTTTTCGCTTATTTTTTATAGTCTACTGTAAATACCTCCGCATTAATATCCGGTTTGAATTCGACATCGCCCTGTTGAGTCGGCAACTGGTCCGTACCCAGCCTTCGTGAAACTCCATGTAATTTGCAATGTTGCCGAAGATATCCTTAACCGAAGTTTCTTGCTTCTTTGACTCAGGCAGCATATCATTGTCTTTTAAAAAGTTTTTAAACGTTTCAATACTCGCATCGATCCCGCTTTCTTCTCTTATTGCTGCATAGATGTTCTGGATCGTAAGTCCGTATTCGATCATGCACTTAATTTCTCCCTTGTACGGTTCGTATTGTTTTCTTTTATTTTCCATTTTTCTTAACCACATCCTTTTGTTTGCTATTACCCTCTTTTTCACTTCTTTTCCAGTAATATCCTCAAGTACTCTGCAGATATGCTCATCCGAACATCCGAGTTTTACCATCTCTCCGATCTGGAACTTGTACGGATCCAGAAAGTGTGCTTGTCTACTCATTTCCCTCTCACCCTGTTCTTTCTCTTCCGCTTTGTGCTGCCGCGCGTAAACAAATCCATATTTCCGTGTCTCAATCCGGTAGACTGTTTCCTATAGACTCTAAAACCGTATCTTTTTCTGTTCATGTTTGCCTCCTAACTGAAACTTACTTCCGGCTCTTCCTCTGGACATATTTCTCCACCTGCTTCCATTTCGTTTATGATGATTTTCGTTCCCGCTCTTTGTAATCTCATTAACAACATGTCAAATTCCCCGAGATATCGAAGAGACTGGATATTCACACATCCTAAATTATCAAGTGTATGCTCTTTTTCAAAATCCCATTTTGATATCGGAATCTCGATGTTTAATTCTTCATCATGATCGTTTTCGAAAACAATCACCGCCCTATGCACAGAACTCCAAACAGGTCTTTCACTCTCTTCTATTCGCATCTCGCATCCGACCGATTCGTAGTATGGTCCATCGTCAAACTCCACTTCCAGGCCAGTTGTACTGATCTTCTTCTCGCACATTTTAATCCATGCTTCAAACAGATCCGTGACTTTAATCTCTTTTTCTTCCTGCTTGATTGATAAATCCTTAAAATTCTCCAGAATCTTTTTATTCTCAATGCAAGCATCAGAATTTACAATTTCAGTAAGCACCGTATCCAACTTTGGAAGGTATTCCGAAAAATCATACTTCTCTATGTACGGCACCATGACTTCTTCTATTTTTTTCTTCAGTGCACTTTCTACTTTTCCCCATCTAAACGTTTTTTCTATTGCCGATTCTATTGATTCCTTGAATTTATTTCTGAGGATTTCCTTTACTTCTTCCTCGGAAAGGCACTCCTGTGCCATTTTAAATAATTCTTCTTTCATTTTGCTCCTCCTTAATTTGACTTCAACAACTGCTCTTCCAGAGAGTCCATATCGTATCCTCTGCGCTCAAAGTTGTTTAGGTTTCTGCTTACTGGCGGTTTTGATTGCTTTGCATCTTTGTTTTTATAATTCCCATCCAGAATCTTTGCCATATTTGCATCATTCATCATCCAATCAAAGGTTGCCGACCAATTCCGGTTATTTTCCCCTTTCAGAAAATCACTTTCCTCTGCAAGCTCAAATCCCCTCTTAATGTCATCAATGGAATATTTTCTTAATCTTGCTTTAATTGCTCGTTTTCTTTTTTCGGATAATCGTGTTAAGCGAGGGAATGACACGCAAGTGGCATTATACATATCAGCTATTTGCTGATAATCTACTCTATTACCTCTTATATCTCTTTCTTTATCTTTATCTTCTTCTTTATCTATATCTGTAGCGTGACTTCCCAAATTTGTCACACTTACGTCACGTGACATTTCTGTGACACACTCAATTTTCTGTTTTTCCCTCTGTTTTTGCTTCCTAATCCGGTTCTGCTCCCTGATTTTCTCGAGGGCTTCCGCGTTCTGGTGCTCTTCCCAACCCGGAATAGTAAAAAATCCATTGTCCATCACGATCATTTCAAGCTGCTCCAGTGATTGTAAGGCTAATTTCACGGTATTTTCCTCAAAATCAAGTTCATCAGCCAACATTTTAGGCGTGTATGGGATGTTCTGTGTCAAAAACACCATCCCGTTACTATTGCACCGCCCAGCCATGGTAAGCAGCATTACCCAGATTAAGACAATATTGTTCCCGTCCGGTAATTTCCGCAGATGCTTGATTTTGCGATTATCAAACATATCCGTTGTAATCTTGATCCACTTTACCTCTGCCATCACTCATCCTCCGCAATATAGACAACCACACAAGGCGTGTCCGAGTACACTTTTTCAATCTCCAGACTGGTCACCTGCTTATCATCCGTATATGCGACTCCATTCAGGCCATCCAGAATGATTTTTGCAATGTTGTCTAAGTCTGGCTTTTTGTTCGGCTTTATTTCGCCTTTTAAAGCTTTCTCCTTGTTCTTCTTAGACCAGCTCTCTGGAATCGGAAATTTCGCTAAAATTCGAACTCTCAGAGGTATCTCTGTATAAAGAACACCTGCGCTTTGTTTATAAATCCTCGCAACTTCCTTTTCATATTTCTTGGTTGCGGGCGGCGTATATGTAATGACCTTAAATCCGGCTCTGCGGAATTTTGGCCTTGCTTTTCCAACGGGTTTTCCCGGAATTGTAATTATCATTCGTTCTCCTTTCTGCTCCCGGAGTTACCGGGAGACAATGAATCTGGCTTACTTAAGGTATTTGTGACGTACTACACAGCAGCCATGAACGGGTTACAATTTATAGCAAAGGTTTAACCCTTACTAACATAGTGAAATTCTTGCCGGAACTGTTCTTCTGTTCCGTAGTGCTGCAAATAATACTCCTTGCAGCGTTTTCTTAAGTATCGGTCAACTTTCGAAGCATTCTCCCCTGCCCTTGTTCCGTTTGGATGCAGATCCGGTCTCAGTGGAGCTATGAATCCGTAATCTTCCGAAAGTTCAATTTCTCTCGATGTGTGGCTAAAAATATGATGACGCTCCACTCCGTAAACTCCTGTGTACATGCAGTGATCCATATCTTCTGTAAATATGCTCCACAGCTTCTTTGGTCTGCCGGATGCTCTTTGATGACCTTTTTTCTTTTTCTTTCGCTTCGGCTTTGGGAATGCCATGTCACTGTAATCAATACTCACAGTTCGATCCCCCATTTTTGTCTAAGCTCTTCTTTTTCATCTGGGGTCAAAAGGTCTGCATCTGGTATTCCAACCTCTCTGCAATCTTCCAACACGCCTTTGATGAGTCTGCTCATTTCCTTGGTGTTATACTTGCTTGACCCTTTGTAGCATTGCAGAGTGTGTAATGTTTCAACTCTCCCTTTTAGGTCTTTTACTTCCTGTGCTCCGCGATCTATCACAATTCGGAACACTGACTGTGCCAGATAGATATCTTTTTCCCTGAGCGGTATGTACTCAAAAGCACCGTGGGATTTTAATTCATTTAGGTACGCTTGCCACCTGGTGATGTCCAACTTTTCCGCTAATTTATCGAGTAACACCCACAAGTAAGAGTTTGCGTCAAGGCTTCTCTTTGCTCTGTATGGCTTTATTTCAAGCGTTAATTTCTCATAATCTTTCAACTCATCATAGGCTTGTCGGAAGTCCTCTTCGGATTTGAATAGGATGGTGTGGCAATCTATCAAACGGCCTTTTAATTTTCCTGTGAATTTCATCAATCATCACCGTAAGTCCTTTTTATTGTGCTTAACATTGTTGCAGCTTCTGTCTCGGTAAGTGTCTGCTCAGTCCTATTGTTTTCTCTCAACCAGCGTTCAAGATTGATGCCGTGAGATACGCATAGATTCTTGAGAGTCTTGATTTTCGCTTCAGACGCTCTGTTTTCCCCCGTTTCCGGTATTTGAGCATACATCTTGTTGTATTCCTCTTTAAGCCACAAATCGAACCCTAAGCCGGTATGTATTGCTACGCACTTCACAAACGCCCTGCACATGCTGTTCCAGACTCTTTGCTGACTCATAGAGTTGTCTTTTACAGGGTTTGCCCCATTCATCACAGGTGTTTGCATCTCGTACACTTGATCATCTATCACAACACGGATTCTGGTCTCGTAACATCTATTTTCAACTCCGTTTTTATCTTTAAACACCGCTTTTGTCATCCTTAGGCTACTTCCTGTTTCTGGGTCTGGAATCGGAGTAAAATAAACATTTTCAGCCCCATTTTTATGTAATAAATCAATGCACATTGCCCAGTTTAAATAGTCCATACCATCTCTTTTTTCGAGGTATGGTTTTACATCTACTTTCCTCATTTCTTCATAGCTTTTAAGCATAGGTTTCCTCGCTTTCTTCCTTTACCCAACTCCCGGAGTAAAACCATTCCACCAGCATTTCTTTAAATTCTTTTTGGTCATCCGGTGTCCCATGCAAGCATCTTTCCAGTGCGTAATCAAATGCTTGGTCATCCGTTACTACCGTGTCTTTCTCCGGTCCGATACCTACATACATCATTCGTCCTCCGTCTTATCCACTGCTATTTCCAGCAATCCTTTGACTGCATCGATTGCGTTATCTAAGGCGTAATCCGACTCGATTTTTATGTTTAAATCGTAGTCACCTACCGCAAATCCGTTTTTCATAGCGTATAAAGAGATTCTGTCTCCGAAATTCGAAAAATCAATTTCTATGTACGGGAATCCGTTTTTGCCTTTTCCGCGATCTTGAATGTCAAGAACTAAATCCAAAAGCTCATGTATTTTCTTTCTATCCATTGCTTATCCTCCTAAAATCTGTTACTATATTCTTGATTTTTTGTTAGAGTGCCTACGGCTCCCCAGCCTTTTTGTAGGTGCTCATTTTTAATACCCAAACACCAACCACCATCCGATCATCGCCAGCACGAACCCGATCACAGCTGCTGCAACCTTATGCCAGTAAGGCTTGTCCTTTTCTTCTGGCGGCTCTACGGATACGGAACGGATATCCCAGCTATTCAAAGTGTTGGGGTGGTGGGTAGTCTGGCAATGGTAAGTTCCTTTAATTACCATGCTTGTCCTCCTTTCTACCGCCTAAGCGGTTTTCTCTTTTCGTATCAATGCTCCCTGAATAATCCGGCAACATCCATCTATAAGTTTTTTAACTTCCTCTTCTGTGCGATCCACATAACAATCATCATGTACTCGGATTGTTGCATTTTTTACTTTTACTGTTTCTACGATCAAAATCATCACCTCTCTACTATGTATGCAGGTTGGATTGTCCGAGATATGTTGTCCTACGTTTTTAATTAGCATCCGAATCTCTGACGATCACATGATATTTCTTTATCTGTCCATCGCACTGCGTGTATGGGATTTCTCTCGGATATCCATTATTTGCGTACCACTGCTTTACCATCCCAATCACTTCCGGCACATACTTTCTTACAGTTCCTTGCCACGTTCCCTTGGATTCCCATGTTTCCGTGTACATATCTTCTGACAAATCCAACCTGCGGATGATCTCATTCACGGCTTTATCAGCCGGCTTGCCTGAACTCTGAAAGTAAAGCCTTGCTTGTCTTGCGATATGTACCGTATCTACATACTGCTGATCCGCTTCAATCGTGATTGGAAGATTTACTCCTGCTTTCTCATAAAGTGATTTTGCGGTCAGGAGCTGGATTTTACTGTTGCATCCTGCTGCTTGGAGCATCGGCGTTAAAATCTTCACAGCATTGTTGACACTGGCGAGACGTTCGTTGTTTTGCTTCTTCTTTGGCATTTCATAAGAGCCCGTCTTTCTGATAGACGGAATAACATCCATCGCAAGCCAGTTTTGAAATTTCTCAGCTACTGGGTTGCTCGCCTTCATTCCAAGACGATAAAACAGTGATTCTGGAATGTAATCATCTTTCCCCACTTGTGGGGAAAATCCCATTTCTCTACAAAATGAGTTTAGCCTTTCCCATTTCACATAGATTTTCCCATTCTTCTCTTGCGTCCAGCCAAATCCAATGGCAGTATCTTCTGCGCTAATGGAAATGCTTCCATCTGGATTCGGCAGTGTTCTTACACTTAAACCAAGTTCCTTATTTTTAAAAATTTTTAATTCGTTCATATTACCTCCTGTTATCGTGTTAATAACAACACGATTATTATGATTATCAGAATTCCTATGACGCATCTGTATATGGTGCGTCTTCGATAAATCATTTCAAAAAATTCTTTTTCGTCATCGGAAATTTCAAACAACTCCGCAAATTTGTTCCAGTTAATTTTTACCACACCTCTTTCCTTTTGAATCTTTATTGTCATTTGTTTCCTTATCTCCTATAATTCAATTACCGAGCACCAGTCGGAATAATTACGAAAGGAGAGATTTGATGAATTTAGATGATATAAATTTCCCGGATATTACTGCTCCTAATTTGCGCCGCGACATCCCGGATATTCATCTGACGGAATGGGATGACGGTGAAAGCCCTTATGAGCTATTGCATAAGAATGCACATAATAGCGAAAAGCAACGAAAAATTCTCGAAAAGCAGATTGCACCATTAAGAGAGATCGCTAAAGCTTCTAAAGTTCAAGCAAGTATCGCTTTAAAGAAATCCAAGGAAGCGGATATTAAAGGATGGATCGCTATCATTCTTTCTTCCATAGCACTTTTCTTTGAATTCGCTACAAATCATTCAGAAATTATCAGCTTTTTAAAATCACTTTTTAATCACTAATTCTACAAATATCTTGAATAACAATACGAACATGGAAAATCCGAGGGAAAAATTCGCAAGTCTTTCGGATTTTTTTGCTTCTTTCTCTGCGTCAAGAATCATTAATTCCAAGTTATGAAACTCCATGTCGAATGTTTCTTTTTCATTAGGGCATCCACAATATTGACAATATTTATTTGAACTGTGTATTAAATTTTTGCACCGAGCGCAGCGAATAAAATTTTCGTGTTTTAATAAGTATTCGTTACGTTCTTCTTGTGTCATTGCTACTTCTCTACTGTCGGTGAGTAGCTGACCATTTTGTTCAAATACTGTTAACTTGTTCATTATTCCTCCTATATATTGTGATTTTCTTGATTTTTATACAAAAAGTGGTATAATATCAAGGTTGTACTATTCACTAAATATTGTATAAAAACATATGTTTCGTACTTTATATTGTGTTTTTCGTGATTTTTATTTGACTTTCCATATATTGTGTTGTACCATCTTGCTAGAGGTATCTCATTTTTAATAAGAAAGGTGGTGAATATATGGCAAAAGGAAAATCATGCAAGCCATCTGCTAAAGTCAGCAAAGCTGGAAAAACTCTTTCCACAAGCAAATCAGCTTCCGCAAAATCTAAAGCAGGAACAATCCTTGCAAACCATAAAAGTACAAGCCATTAGTCTTTTGTCCTGAGTTTATACTCAGGACTTTTAAATTGTCCTAAATAGCATTTTTGCCATTTCAGTCATTGCTGCAAGCTCTTCTGGTGTTGGATTGTCCTTGTTCGCAGTGCGAATAACGAACTTCGATAAATCTTCTACCATTTCTTCATACAAACTTTTTTGACTTTTCTTAGACATCTTTTTCTCCTTTACAATTTCTTCGGTTTAATAAACTTGTCCGTATTCACTTCAAGTGCTCCGCAGATCAGCTCATATTCTTCAAAAGTAAACCGTCTCTTGCCATTCAGCGAACTACATATCTTATGTTTCGGTATCCCTGTTTTTTGTGATAAAAAAATCTGTTTGATACCTCTTTTTACCAGATAATCATTGATTGCTCTTCCGAGCCATTCATCTGCCATAAATTCCTCCTACTCTAATAATTCATCAATGGTACATCCTAGTACCCTTGCTACTTTGGATAAGCTTCTTACTGTAGGACTAACTGTATTCCACTTATAAATGCTTCCGGTGGAAACACCAGCACGACTTTCTAATAAGTTGATGGAAATACCTTTTTCTACAGCTTTCTTAGATACCTTGTCGAAAATATTATTTTCCGTATCAATCACTCCTTTCTTTTTGATTGAGTTCTGAAAATATCACAATTTTATATTGACTAAGTTCTGAAAATATTCTATAATCTAGTTGTCAAGCAAAATTACAAAATAAATTCCAGCATTCTTATTATCGCAATTTTTTGCGATTTTTTCAGAACCCTATAATCACATTATACGCGATAATTTCAGAATGTCAAGGACTATTTTGCGATTTTTTCAGAATTTTGAAAGGAGTCTACATATGACACTGAGAGAACGCGTAAAACATCTGTGCAAAGAACATGGAATTTCAATGAATAAATTGGAAAACGAGCTTAATTTTGGAAAAGGGTACATAAGCAAATTAGGTTCAAGTCAACCAAATGTTAACAAGCTCCAGCAAATCGCTGATTACTTCAGCGTATCGTTGGATTATTTAATGTCTGGAGCATCTAATGGTGATAATCCGTCATCACTCACGGCGAAAGATGAGCGCGACATTGCAAAAGATATGGAAAACATCAGAAATAAGTTAAAAAACAATGAAGCAGGTCCTGCTTCTTATGATGGTCAAGCTATTCCAGAAGAAGATATCGACTTGCTTCTTGGACAAATCGAGCTGATGATGAGAAGATTAAAACCGATTAACAAAGAAAAGTACAACCCTAACAAAAATAAAAAGTAGGTGTATAAATTGAGAACAAACGATATTAAGCGTTTAGTTGAATACTACATAAAGAAATTTAATACAAGAAATCCTTTTGAACTTGCAAACTGCTTAAATGTCGAAGTTCAATTAGGACCTTTGGGAAGTCGAGCTGGATGCTATATGTTTCTGAAGAATCACAAATGTGTTTTCCTAAATGAAGATTTAGAGGAACATGAGCTGAATCTTGTAATGGCTCACGAGTTAGCACACTCCATTCTTCACAGAAAAGAAAATTGCTACTTTATCAGAAACAAGACTCTTCTGTTATCTTCTACCAATGAAATAGAAGCTAACACATTTGCCGCAGAACTTCTGATACCAGATTCTCTCATCTATGAGAATCCGGGCATGACAAAAAGCCAGATTGCAAGGCTGGCTGGGTACGATGAAAGAATTATGGAGTTTAAAAGCGTATTGTGATTCCTATATAAAAAAACGCCTTTTATCGAACTGGTGTTTTTTTAGAAAGAGTGATATAATGAACACTAAAGAGAATCTAAATTCATACATTGTAACTCGGTACTTTTTAAATAAAGACGCGCAAATGCATATGGATGATATACTCATGCCAAAAACAAAAGAACAAATTTTTTCAGAAGTTCTTTTGCAATTAAAAAATGAAAAATATATCTGTGGATTTATTGGAACCCAACAATATCGCATATATTTTTCGAAAACCTTCTCAGATACAAGACTACTATTAAAATTTGCAAAAAGAAAAGATATTACTCTTAATACGGCTACGGAAACTGATATCAATAAGGTTAATAAGGATGACTATCCTTTTTCTTATATTATAGTAGATACTAATAAACAGTTATTTCTTATTCAGAAAAATAAAGAGATATCTACAAATAGTCAAACGCTTGTTAATTCTGTTGAAAAAATTTTTTCTTCGTTTTTAATAAAAAGATCTATTTCATTACGGCTTACACCTATCACTAAAAGAGGCACTTTTTGGGACGCAGTCGAAAAAAACATGGGAAAAATATCTTCTTTAGAATTCGAATTTCTTTCTCCAAATTATCTCGGTCAATCCTATAAAATAAACGAGTTAATGAAAGAATTGAAAAGTGAAACTAATACAGACTCTATGAAAATGGCTATAAAAAACGAAAAAGGGAATCTTACTATTTTAAACAAATATCATTTTTTCAAAGATTCTTTGCAGTACATTTCTAACGGCGGTGGGAAATGGAAAATGAAGTTTTTAGGTGGAGGAAATATAACAAGCGAAGAAAAGCCTGTGGAACAAACTGTAGATATCTCTATCATGCAAAACAATTCAGATGCAAATGACAAATTACAAGAAGTATTTCAAAATATTGACTTAATAGAAGGTGATAACCATGAAGAGGATGTTTCATAATCCTATATTTAAAACATGCTTATTGTTAATAATATCGATTTCTTTGTCAATAGCTTTCGACTATTCAAAAAATCCAATTATTCAATATGATTATGTGCTCACTACCAACATAGCTCTTTTTTCCCTTGCTCTTGCTGTAACAACCATTTTCTTTACAATTCTTGATAGATATCAGCAGGCACTGCATAATCGCAAAAAAGACGCACTTATTAATAGTATAACAAGTGAAATGGGGGATAATACACACTCTCTACTTATCTTAACTACTGTAACTTTTATAACATCACTTTTTCAAGATGCCTTAAATAAGATACCTGAAGTCGATGTTAATTCATGTATTTTAATATTTATTTTATCCCTTACACTACTAACTACTTATGACATTACTAGAGCAACCGTAACACTAATTAAAAATATTTTTTTATTAAGGGATTTATAATATGGCTTTCAAAAAATATAACCGCTTCGGCGTTTATATATATAAATTGTGGGAAAAGTACAGAGGAAGAGAGGAAATTATGAAAAAGAAAATTATAGCTATGTTATTAACTGGAGCTATTGTATTGTCCATTACAGCATGTGATGGAAATACGGACTCCGAAAAAGATAACAAGGCAAATGCAGAAACCACAACAAAGCAAGAAGAACCAGAGTCTGATGTTACGTATCAAAGTATTCTCGATGATTATACAAAGAAGATTGCTGATGCGACTCCGGGACTTGTGGAAGAATATAATAACGAAGCTGCTCCGATTGCCGGAGACTTAAATGCACTTGCTGAATTATCAAATAGCAAAGTAGGAAAATTAGCCGAAATTTCCAACCAGGGAGTTTCCGAAATGGCTACACTGATGCAGAAGAATGGAGACGAGTACAGCGTCTATGAGGAATGGTCATTAAAGTTAACTGATGTGTATACACAGTACGCCACACAAATTACTGATGCATACACTGCCTCTGCTGCTGGAATGAGCACAGAAGACATAATGAATTCATTAAATTCTTTAGGAGAATAAAATAAAAACCGCCCCGGTGCTACCAACACCGAGACGGTAATACATATCCGAAGATATGCAATCTGAAGCCAAGAATATTGTATCATCTTCGGGACAGCTACACAATCCAGAACATTTGTTCATGTGCTGGCTGTTATTTTTGTACCCAAATTTAAATACAATTACATAGGAGTGTGATACAATGTCTTATTTTATCTACGCCAGAAAATCCAGAAAAGACGCCGAACTGGAAGCGCTAGGGATTGATGTTCTGGAACGCCACATTACTACCCTGTTAGAGTTGGCAAAGGCTCTCTCTCTTCCGATCGGTGCGATTTACAGGGAAGTTGTGTCTGGAGACAGTATCGATGCCCGTCCAGTCATGACGCAAGTACTATCCGAGGTGGAAGCCTGTATGTGGGATGGTGCCCTCGTAATGGACGTAGATCGTCTGGCCAGAGGTGATACGATCGATCAGGGGCGTGTGCAGCGTGCATTTTTTTATTCCAACACCCGGATTGTAACACCGAATAAAACCTACGATCCTGCAAATGAGTATGATAATGAGTACTTTGAGTTCAGTTTATTTATGAGCCGCCGGGAGTACGCCACAATCAAGCGCCGAATGCAGCGTGGCAGGGAACGTTCCAGTTCTGACGGTTATTACGTTGGCAATGTTGCCCCTTATGGATGGGAGCGCGTCATTGCGCCGGATGGAAAACACTACTCTCTCGCCCCACATCAGACAGAAGCACCCGTCCTTGATCTAATGTATGATCTGTGCGGAAATAAGCAGTACGGATACCAGAAAGCCTGTACCTATATGTCCAATATGGGGATCCTTGCAAGGAGTGGCAAACCTTTTACGCCCTCTACTTTAAAAGGGATTATCTCAAATCCAGCAAACATCGGTAAAGTCCGCTGGGGGCATCGTAAGACTGTCAGAGCTGTAAAAGATGGGCGCGTAGTAAAGTCCCGTCCAAAAGCCACAGATTACATCCTCTCAGATGCGGCATGGGCGCCACGGATCAGCCCAGACTTATTTAAACGCGCGAACCAACCAAAAGGATGTTTTTCTGCTCCAGTCAGAAACGACAGGCCGATACAAAATCTATTTGCAGGTCTGGTCAGATGCTCACAATGCGATCGGCTTATGGTCCGTAAGAAAGCGCAAACGAAAACGCCCTATGATATGCTGATCTGTCAGTATACAGAGTGCTCCACAGTCGGGATCCGGATTGATGAACTGGAAGAAGCTCTTCTGGGGTGGCTGAAAGACTACATAGCCAAATATGAATTTGCTGACACTCACGAGGAAGATACTGCTGCTATTGCCGCAAAAGAATTGATCGTCACAAATTTTGAGACTGAACATCAGACGCTTTTAAAACAGAGGGAATCCTTATTCGATTTTTTAGAGCAGGGAATTTACACAAAAGAAATTTTTATTGAGCGTTCGAATGCACTGGAGCAGCGGATCAGAGACTGCATGAATAACATCACTGCTGCCCGTGAAGATTTGCATACCACAATCGCAAGACAGGCAAACCGGAAGAATTTTGTGCCGAAGTGCAAGAATTTATTGAGTGAGTGGGACTCTCTGACTGTTTCGGAAAAGAACAGCGCCTTGAGACAGCTGATTGACAGGATTGTTCTGACTAAGACGAAACGGAACAAGAAAAACCAGAAAAACTCTGAATTCACAATCGATGTGTACCCGAAAGTGCCGAAATAACGGTGCTTTCGGAGTATATTTATTAGCTGCATCTTTTACGAGCGTATTCTTTCGCACATCCAAGATGCAACTAATCCACATTAAATAAGTAGTAACTTTTTTGACAAAAATAAGATTGATACAATATTCAGGACGGCAACTCCATCCGTCCAACACTCATATACGCCGCCCGTAAAAAGGTGTGCATCATTTCGGTTGTCAGGATCATCCCTTCTGGCAGCCGGAATTTAAAAGTATTACCAGGTATCTCCAAAAACTCTTGATATAGTAAAAACGTATCGTAAGATTCGTAGATTTGATATTCCATATCTATCCCCTCCATTTATTCCATTATATCATAAAAATATTTTAAAAACTTTTCATTTTCCTATTGACTTTACGCCTTATAAGACGTATAATAAGGCCATAAGATAAAGCAAAGGAGATACGAAAAATGAAAAAATACAACTTATCAAAAATTATGAAAAGAGCATGGGAACTGGTAAAGAAAACATCCTTCGGAATCTCCGAAGCTTTAAAGAAAGCATGGAAAGAAGCGAAAATGGGAGGAACAAAAATGACAGGAACAGAGAAACAGATCAGTTTTGCAAACGATCTGATCAAAAAAATGAACGAGCAGTTTGATGCTCTGATCGCAGAGTGCAAGGCAAAATATCCGGAAAGCGTGAGCATGTGGGAATCTCGCAAGGAAGAATACAACAGAATCCTTTCCGAATCTGATGCCGGACTCGTAATTGATCTGCTGAAGTGGAACAATGAAACAGCTTACATGAAATACTACCAGAGACTTATGTTTGATCTTAAACACGAACGCAATACAATGTGCGGAAGAATTTTAAGTGAAGTTTACGGAAAATAATTACAAGAAAGACATTGTAGCAAGACGCAAGTGATGTATATGCTGACCTATCGGCTACGGGGAGAAAGAGGTAGAAAAATGAAAATCAATGGAATCGGAACAATTAAAAAAGAAGAAGCAATGAAGATTTTAACGAGAGAAGGAAGGGAGGCAGTTAAATCTGGGGAAATTACAACTGAAGAGCTTGGACGCATGTATAAGCTGGAAATGGTTAAGAAATTATCTAAAATCGGAAAATACGGTTGTACGTTTGCCGAAAATTATAATAGAGTGCCGCAAGAAATCGCCGATAAGTTATCACCGGAAGAGATTGCCGAATTAGTAGATAGTTTTTATGATTGCTATAGTGATGGGAGAAAGAGGGGTGAATAGAATGAGGGAACATTTAAGCAGCGTGCAAAGATTAAGAAAGGCTACAGGGCTAACGCAACAAGAACTTGCCAATAAGACTGGTATTAACATTCGGCAGATACAGAAATACGAGTACGGAGAGTACGATACCGGAAAAATGATGCTCAGGAACGCAATTGCTCTGGCAGATGCGCTGGAATGCGATGTACGGGAATTGATCAGATAAAAAGAAAAGGATAAGCATTAAGCCTATCCCTATCTTTTAGCTATTTAAAGCTACTTCTAATATTTCAATCCGCGAAACTGTGATTTGCTCAGTCTCCGCAATACAGAGCATCATCTGTATTGGACAGTTTTATAATACCACATTTGTACGGGTGTGTAAATACATTAGTAGTAATTGCGTGGAAATTTCACCCCTCAGAGATTTAATCTCCGAGGGGATTTTATTAGATAGATGTAGATGGTTTTCTGTTCAGAACCGCAAGCAATCTTGCGTGCCACGGCGCTTTTTTTGTCCAGTGGTAAGACGGCATATCTCTTCCATTGTTCGCTTTGTAAATATCCATCAGAATCTTCATTTCGTCCGGATGTCCCAAAGCCGTAATCTTATCGTCATGATACCAATATACACATCCTTTTCCCTCTACTGTAAACATACACTGCATAGTCTCTTCTCCTTTCTGATCTCCTGTATTCTGATTATTTCCCTGTCCACTTCCCGCGTACGCTCTACTGTCGATTGCCTTTGCAATCAGCTCAGCAATTCCTTTTGTGCCTAAATTCCGATACCTTGCTACATCATCTGTGCCGGTGCAAAATAATGTCTCCACAATCATACCGGGCATATTAGATGCATTCAGATCATGGTATCCCGAACTGTACTTTACACCACGGTTAGCAAATCCTTTATTTGCGAAATTCTGGCAGATATTGCTTGCGATTGTGTTCATTGTCTGGTTAGATGCATCGTATAACCACACCTCTGTACCGCCAGCTGACGCCGCTCCTGCCGCATTCATGTGCAAAGTTACGTAAATATCGCACCCGGCACTATTCGCCTTATTTGTTCCGTCAGATAACTCGCTGGACACATTGGATGCGTTGGAATTACAATCAACCACAGTATGACCGACTGCCTGTAGCATTGGTACAAGCTCATTGTAGATCTTCCGCACTTCTGCCTGCTCATCGATCAGACCGATTGCACCTTTACAATTTGGGGAGTGTCCTCCCCTTAAGCCAATTTTCATTCTTTCTCTTCCTCCTGTTCTTCTGTCTCAAATACCTTTTCCAGTTCCTCTGCGGATACTCTGCCAAATTCGTTCTGTTCGCTCATGTTCTCACCTCCTTGCATAATAAAAGAGAGCCTGTTTCCAAGCTCTCCAGGATCTATTTATATGTAAGCGCCCGATCTGAATCTCCTGTTCCCGGTGTTGTTGGGTCTACCACTACACCAAGGATTGCCAGTACTGCAAAGAGCGCATTGATTACGGTCAACAGCTTATCCCCAAGGTCTCCGAGATCGATCGCAAATCCAAACACTGCCGCAATAGCCTGTACCAACAGCAAGAGTGCCGGGATCAGTGCTACCCAGAATGCCTTGTTTTTAATTCTTACAATCCAATTGATTTTTTTCATGGTTCTACCTCCTTTAAAAAAGCATTGCTGCTACTGCACCGATAATAGCTCCAATGAGAGCGGTAACAACCCCATCCCATCTCTTAGCTGGTGTCTGCTCAAGATGCGTCACCTTTGCGGTGAGTTGTACCAACGTCTGGTTCATGAAGCCGACCTCTTTGGTTAGCCCTACCATTTCTTGTGCCAGTTGATGTACCACGCTCACAACGTCCTCTGCTTCTTTCATTCGATGCTTTAATGAGCCGATTTCTTTTCCGTGCTCTGCAAGTTTCACTTCTACTTCATTTTCTGTCATGTTTTCCCTCCGGTTTTTAAAGTATAAAAATAAGACCATCACGGTCTTGCTCTGATCTCCATATTCACTCCTTAAATTGCGGATATCCAAGATGTGCAGATTGTCCGCTCTGCGTAAGTTGCATTCCCAACATCCATAGAGATTTTATCTCCAATTCGGTATCTTCCAGTCCCAACGACCGTGCCTGCTACAACCTCGGCAAAACTACAAAAATGGTGCGCTAATGGTACGAACTCATCCGGTATGATCACTTCATCAAATTCGTTGTAACTACCTGTATTCGGAAATTGCGCAAGCATCTCGATTTTACAATAAACCACTCGACCAACCTTAGTAAGCCAAACGTGGATATGATTCCCAGAGTTTATGTGGGAATAAGGACCTTTGATTTCCCCGGAGTCAAATGTTTTGTACGATCCCAGATCGAGCGTAACTCCGTCCTTTTCCACCAGTACCTTGTCCTTAAATCTTGTTTCCATATAGACATCAAATCCGTCTTTCTCGTCACTCGCGACTCCACCAATCGCAACGCTGCGCCCTTTTCTGGCGATGTCTATCGATCTGGTTTGCGCTGGTACAATCACGGTTTCCTGCCGATTGCCACCCAAGTCTGTGATTGTGACGATAACAAAGTACACACTCCCCGTGGATATTTTCCCATTCCCGATTATTTGGGAAATCTTTCCGCTTGTCGTGTTTGGGTATGTTTCGCTTGCTTTCACCGGACTTCCAGAAGCAGTCTCCTGGTAATCTATCCTGACACTGGTTGCCTTGTTAGAGCTATTTAAGGTCTGGTCTACTTGCCAACTCCCAGTGACTTTAATGTGCGTGCCATCACTTTTTGGTGATCCCTTAGAGTCGCATCGCAATGCAGTCAACCTGGTAATTGTCGGCTTAATGTACGCGATCTGCCAAACTGCATAAAGAGTCACATCCGCATCGGCACCGTACGTTGATCCCGGCATGTATGCTACGTCTCCAGCGGACGATGTTGCCCAGCCCATAAATACATAGCCACCTCTTGTGGGACGCACAGAAGATAGTGTTAATACGGATCCGTATATCTTTTTCTGGGTGTCTGGAGCACCGGTCCCGCCATTTGCATTATAAGATACTGTATGCTCCCACGTAATAGCCGACAAGGTGTATTCCCCACTCGCTGAGATCGTGGCTGGATTAACTCCTGTATTGACCGTCGCGGAAAAGCCGATCTTCTTTGATTGTCCGCTCGTTGGCATCGTAATCCGGAACGTCTTCGTTCCGCCGATATTCGTCCAGATCCATTGTCCGCCGCCACTGCCGACTGCAAATGTCGCACTACCGGAGGTGTTCTGTCCATCACAACTCATGCTGTACGGTGCGCCGCCGTAATTGTATCCACCAAAGTCAAATGCGATATCAAATCTGATATCTACATCATATTTATGCGTGAGATTAACATCTCCTACTCCACGTACTGCCGTGACATAGATTCTTCCTGTCCCTGCCATTTTTCTCTCCTTACTCGATATAGATTATAGATAGGTGTCCATCCCCATTGTCCAGCATAGCATAGTTGCCTACACCAACTCTCTTTGCACTTAGATTGTCAATTTCTGCAACCGGCATATACGCTTTCTCGTTCCCAAAATATGCCAATCCCTTATCGCCCTCGTAAAATCCCAATCTGGAGTTTGTTAATCTTGCTTTTAGGTCGTTTCCTGTTCCGCCAAGTTCCAGAAACGGTGTTACGCCATCCGACCCCTGCCGCACCCATGTATCAACCACCTCGGTCTTACCATTCACATACTCTACTGTATTTTTAAATTCGGCTCGGACTTCATTTTTGTATTTTTCGAAGCTAGTGTTGATATTCGTTACGCTAGAGATTGCTGTATTTGCGGATTCCTGAGCATTTCCCGCAGCATCTTTCGCATCCTCGATGTCTTCCGTGTATGCTTCCACCCATTTTTCGCCATCCCAGTACTTAAACACGTTATTGACTGTATCGTACCAGAGCTTGGTCTTATCGTCCGGCGGGGTATCCGACTTGATTGCTGCATCCTCTCCGTCTGTTCCATCGGATACATCCATAACCGTAACCTCTTCGAATCCTCGAAGGATTCCCTCCGTATCCCTTGCTTCAAATTTGTAGACCGCCTTGCTCTCCACATCCAAAGCTCGAACTTTTATGGTCCGACCGGCATAAATATGATTTCCATCCTTAAACCATCGAATTGTGAAATTGTCTGTCCGATCTACCCCATTATCTATTACATTGGCAGTCAAGTTGGTAAAGCCTTCATTATTTTTAAATACAATTCCGTTATCCGTAGAGATACTGCTGGTGTAAATCTTTGTTTTGTTAATCAGATCCTCTACTTTCTGCAGCAAATCTTCAGAGATTTCCGACTGTAGCTCTTTAAAATTGGTAAAGACTGTCTTGTTTGCTTGCGGATTCGTGAAACTGCGAACCTGCTCCGATACTCTTGCACTCAAGTATAAGGTAGGAACGTACTCCTCATCCTCAATCTCCACGGTATCTCCGATAGCAGTATCAAAGTATCCCGTTACATCATAAGTCACGACCGGTTCAGATGCGGTTTTAAGATCTGACAGTGCCATACTGTACAGCTTGTCTTTATTATCCGTATCGTAGGATTTTGGCATAAAGATGTATCCGTCTTCCTTGTTTATCAGATTCGATGGGAAGCGATCTCTTGCCTGTGGTGCCCGGATATCTGGACCTTGTGTATAAAACTCTACTACACCGTTCTCATCCAGCTCTTCTTTCTCAATTCCCTGTATAGTCAGTCCATCCTTTCCTGTTGGACGGATACCGGTGTACAGGTTTTCGATACTGGATTCCTTCCTGATGCCGGTAACATTTTTCCCGTACCGCAGTTTGATATCTCCCCGGAACTCCCCAACTCCCGTGTTATTGTCTGAGTGTTCCCGATACACGTTCATTACAATTTCTTTCAGTGAATAATCATCATTTAGGACTGTTTGGAACTCAATCTCCGCATCGAATACGTTTGCCACGGAAAATAAACGGGACAGTACCGTTGCCTCACCTGTCCATTCGTTTGAAATCCGCTTATCCGACACTTCATTGATCCCGATCCGCACGGTACGTTCCGGATCAAAGGCAGTTACATATTCCTCAAAGCTCATTGCGCTTTCAGATTTGTACGCACCCACATTCTCATTGATCAATTCAAAGGACAGGGACCATGCTGTCGCAGTAACTGTAAATTCATCCTTTTCCACATGTACGATATTCAGATAGTAGTCTTTTCCGTTATATACAAAGGCTACTTTATTCCCTTCTACGATATACACCGCATCCTCATGCTTGGAACTTACCGTAAATGTGTAAGTATTCGCTGTCCCCTGCAGATATTCATGGAGTTCGTCACTCCAATAATGCATAGAGTTTCGATGGGTGTTATCCAAAAATGCAAGCACCCTGTCATGTGGATTCAGTACGGCAATTCTGATTTCATTCATTATAAATACGCCTCCCTTATTTTGGCTTTAATCGTTGGTGGAGGACTGCTAAATGCCGAGTAGGAGAACTGGATCTCCGTCTCTCCCGGCGGTACCAGAAAATGCTTACTTCCTCGGATTTCATCTTCCATCCGCTTCATCCCGTTTACATAAACCGCTGTATCATTTCCATCAATATAGACCACATCTCCGGACTTATACCGGTTCGGCACATCTCTGTATTTTTCCACGTTATCCTTGCGGAACCAGATACTTTTTAAATAATTGTGCGTAACCAGCTGATTTCCAAGATCTCTACTTCCCCACTGCCCGATCCAGACCTGTATCTTCTCACACGCCATGTCTTTAATCTCCGGGATAGTAAAGTAATAATACTGACCGTACCAAAAGATCCGTAGCCTGTCACCCTCTTTTAAAAAATCATTATGACCGCCACCCATCTTTAAATTAAACGGGTTTCCCTCATAAGCTGTCGGCTGGAAATCCAGTGTCTTGATCTTCTTGTTTTGTGGTGCGAACCAGTCCACATGCGCCGTATTACCAACCGTATCACTCTTGTTAATAGACATAGAGCAGATCACTTCATTTTTCCCTGTAAGAAACGCAATAGTCTGTGCTCCCGTCTGTCCCATCAATCCAGTCTCGAACCAGTGCTGCGTGTAACAGTAAAAGTTCTTTGCCCCACGTCTGCCCTCGCTGTCAACTGGAATGGTGAGTGTTCTCATTCCGCCGTTCCAGTACCCGGATGTTGCTTGTCCACCTTTTAATGCCATCACATTGTATCCAGCAACATTCCGCACTTCCAACGCTCCCTGTGTGGTGTTTTCTGGATTCTGATAAGAGGTACCATGATCGTCTTGAAACAGGCTATACCCCTCTGACAGTATCTCTGATGCCTTATAGTCTTCGCCGTCTGCTTCTTCGATCTTGCCGAGTTGTATTGCACCGTATTTACTGGCAATCCCAATAAATCCATTTTCATGGTTGTGAGTGATATCGTAGCTTACCGGAACGGATTCTGTACCACCATTTACAATAGTAAGCGTCTGATATCCGCTTTCCTGATGAGCGGTAAACGATTTTTCCGCTGCAGAATATTTCCGTGGATCACAACAATAAAAAGTAAATTCGCTTTTTACGTTCAATCTGCCTGGTTCTACATCTCCAACACTTGATTTCGTCCCGATAAAATATTTATCCGGTTCATCTGCAAAAATCAGCTTTGCCTGTTCCTTATTTAAGATTCCAGAGAGTTTGTTGAATTTTTCCTGAAACTCTCTAGGGGATGTGCAAAGCAACTGGTATCCAACTGTAATACTTCTGGTTGTATCTCGCTTTCCCGTATACTCGGACCCATCCACAAGGTCAATTTCTCTCTCCGAAATTTCCGATCCCAAAAGCTCACGACCGGTCACGTACAGAGTCCGATATCCATCAATTAGATTTTCAATATATGCCCCATCAATCTGCAGAGCCTCACTCGGCAGGGAACTTTTGCTCCCCGCCTTATTTGTATCCACAAACTCATACATGGCTTCTTTCTCCTTTCAGTCTCATCTTCATACTCTCACGTCTTTCCAGATCTTTCTGCGTAAATTCCGCCGTAACACGCGCTGCTTCTCTGCCGTTATATTCAACCGGTACAACGATTGTGTATGTAGTATTCCGGTTATAGGAATAATCACCGGAAAGTTCAGAATCCAAAGCACCTGAAGCTCGCATTCTCATGTCTGTGGATAATGTTGGAATCTCCACAATGTTCTGCGTAGCTTCTGCAACCTTTCTGGACATCGACTCAATTCCAAGCGCAAATCCCTCTCCTACATAGACACCCAGCCCGGCAAATACTCTTGACGGACTGTGGATTTTCGCTTTTGCCCTGACTGCCGCATCTGCAGCCGCAGCCATTTGTGCCGCAACTGATCTGATATATCCCAAGGTTGACGACATACCATTTGCGAAGCCTAACCCTATGTTGTATCCGCTACTGTATGCGCCACTTGCCCCGGAAGCCAAGGATGATAATACTGCAGATACCGTTCTGATTGCAATCGCCTGCGTTGGCTGCAATCCACTCTGAACACCCTCTTTTGCGCTATCTCCGAGCTTCTGTCCGGAGCTTCTTGCTTTTCCTGCGCCGGAATCAAATGCGCTGACAATGGACTTCACCGCACTTTTCGCTTTATTTCCAAGAGCATCCAGCCCATCATTCACAATGCTTACAGAATCTTTCATACTCTCGATAGATTTCTGCGCTGTTTTCGCATTCTTTGCAATTGACTTCATGCTGGAATTTACCGCCAATAACGCTGCTGCCATTGCAAGCACTCCAACACACGCTGCTGCGATTGCAACTCCGAACGCAGCCACTCCAACCGTAACACCAAGCACCGCCGCTCCTACTGCCAGTAATCCCACTGCAAGAGCAGCGCATCCTACTCCTGCCACAATCGTACCAGCTCCAAACACAGTCATTGCAGCACCTAATGCTCCGATTGCTACAGATGCCTGCAGTCCATACTCAGCGACAATTGGCAGAACACTTGCAACCAAAGCCAATCCTGCGCTCGCAAGCAGAACAGCTGCTCCTACAAGGACTGCTGCCGCTCCAAATGCGATCAGCCCAACGGCTCCTGCGGTTAAAACGGGTGCTACTGCTGCCGCTACGACCATTAATCCACCAATTGCTACGATCAGGCCAAACATGACTCCAATAGCAAGCGGTCCCGCATTCGCCAATGAAATTGCAGATACGGTCAATACCGCAATTCCAGCCGCTGCCAAAACAACAGCTGCTCCAAACGCTACAAAACCGACTGCACCGGCTGTTAAAGTCGGAGCTACCATTTTTGCCACGATCAAAAGACCTGCGATTGCAGCTACCATTCCGACTAAAACGCCTATTGCTAAAGGACCCGCTTCTGAAACTCTAATCGCTGCATCTGATAACACCCAAAATGCAGCACTTATGATTAAAATACTTCCTCCAAGTGCTACCATCGCAGTAGACATGGCTGCAAGTTTCTTTGTGCCTCCAGACATGGTGGATAACATCTTTATCATCCCTACACTAAGCCCAATCACAGCTGCCACCATACCAACTAAAACAGCGACTGCCAAAGGGCCGGAATCTGCAACCGCCTTTGCTCCTTGCGCAAGCAAAAAGAAACCACCACTGATCAGAGCAACACCTGCACCCAACAGCATGAATGCTTTAGCAGATGCAAGCATTGTCTTAGAACTTGTAGCGCTACTTTTACCGACCGCTTCTTGCCCTTTGGAAATTCTGAATAATTTTCCGGCAATTTTACTTACTCCAGCTCCGGCAAGTTTTAAGATTGCCCCCGTAAATCCTGCTACAATGGGTATAAAAGGTTTTACGATTTTAAAGCCTTTGTATCCAGCAATCAGTTTCGGAAGTTCAGCGATCACTCTTGCAATAATATCAGCGTGCTCTTCCAGAAAACCAGCAAACGCCTGTAGCACATCCCCAGCCCCCTGAATTGCATCACGAAAACCATTTACACTCTCAGTAGAGCCAAATGCTGGAATAAGTTTTCCGAGTTCTTTTCGGATTGCTCCAAATGCATCCCCAAAAGCCCCAGAAACTTGAGAAGCCTCTTTTTTCAAGATTTTCCAATAGGACTCCAAGCGAATCATTGTTGCTGGAATCCAAGTCTGCAATCTGGAAAACACGCTTTCTACTTTTCCGTTAAATTGATTGATCGCATCCACAGCCTTACCTTTAACAAAAGAATCGTAAATGGACTGCATTCCGCTTGTAACTGTCGCCTCTAGATTTCCCATCGCTCCTTCGAATGTCGTAACTGACTGCGCGGCTTCCCTTGCCATGTCCGTCATTCCAATGTTATCCATTGCCTGCCCGAGAAGGTCAGCTGTGATAGCTCCATCTTCCATTGCTTGTTTAAAATCCTCTCCCAAAATCGGATTTAATTTGATTAATTCCTTTCTTAATCCACCAGCAAGCTGTGGGCTTGCATTGACGATCTGATTCCAGTCCTGCGCATGCAAAGCACCGGATGCCATTGCTTGAGAGAATGCAAGTGCAACACTACTAAATTCCTGCGCGCCGCCGCCGAATACGGCAACCGCATTTCCAACAGATTCTGTCAATTTTTCTGCATCCTTAACTCCATTCGCAGATAGCGAACCAAAAGTAGACATTACGTCCTGCAGAGAAAAAACTGTTTTATCAGCATAGGTTTTTAATGTACCAGTTGCTCCGGCTATTCTCTGTATTTCATCTTCAGCATATCCACTAAAGCGCATTGCCTGCTGCAATTTTTGCATGGCATCCGAAGTGCTAATCGTTTCTTTGGTTAGTCCTGAAAGGCTTCCCGACACAACAGATACCGCTTTTTGTCCAATTGCCATCATTGCTCCAAAGCCAATCCCACCCATAAGCGTGCTTTTTAGCTCTTTAACTGATTTAGTTGCTGCTCCAAAAGCGGATTTAAATCCCTTATCCTGCGCAGACAATATTGCCTTCACGGAAAAACTTTCTGCCATGCCATCACTCTCCTTTCATCATTCTGCCGATTATGTCCAATCTTTCATTTTTTTGCTTTCGGTTCCTCACACGATCTACTTCTTTTTCGTAATCAAAAAACTTTCTGAATCTCTGATAAACTGGTTTAGTCTTATTCTTTCCGACCTTTTTCTCTGCTTTCACAGCAAAATTCAAGAATGCTTGCAGATGATTTCGATAGTCCTTATCTACTTCTCTTAGCTGCACAGCCTCCATGAGCAAGGTGTATTCTGGAATTGTCAACCTATCCACTTCTTCAAAGCTCTTAAAGCCAAGATACCGGAAACAATTCAACGCCACCTCTCTGTAGGATTCTTCAAAATCTACATCATCAGCTCTCTCTTCTTCGCTTCTTCCTCTTCCACTCTCTGTTTCTCTTTCTCCACAGCGTCCGCAATCTCTTTCGTAGCTTTTTTTGTAGCATTGGCACTCTCCAAGAAACCCATTACTGTTTCTGTAAGCTCATCAATATCTGTGTCCTCATCGTCGATATACTCATCCAAAAGGCCTCTTGTCACTCTCGGATTCTGCCCTTTATTCGCAACATCAAGAATGTTTACCAACGCATCCGGATCACCATTTATTAAGTTCATAAGCGCATACCGGAATCCTACGTCTTTTTTTACTCCCGGCAATCCATCCACAGGCATATTTGTCTGCTTGTTGATTTCTCTCAAAAATCCCATTCCGAATTTAAACTGGTACACCTGTCCGTTAATTGTTAATTCCATCATTTTTTATTCCTCCATTAAAAAGAGAGCGGTCTCGCCGCCCTCTATGTACATAATCATTCGTTTTTCGCCTTACAAATTCTCCCTCTACTAATCAAGGCAGTATCACCAGAGGGATTTACGATTCCTGTGTCGTATCCTTAAATACATAAGCTGCTACTTCCTGCTGCTGCGCAGTCACAGTAACATCCCCTCGTTTTCCGGAGCCGTTAACACCAAAAGTAAGAGACACCTCTACATTTTCATCTGCCGAGGATGTGATCTCAAATTCCGTGAGATACCCCTGGAAATACATGCCCTTGAACTTATTCGGACCAGGTTCTGCCGGATCCTCAAGGTTTGCTTCCCAGATTTCAAGCAACTCATCCGAATCCATTGCGTCCTCTAACTCAGAGATTAACTTATCTTTCTTCGCAAGGATAGCAGTAGCTGTGATTTCTGTTTCCGCAGCCCCAGGTGTGCGAATCGTTCCATCCTTCGTTGCTGTAGAGTCTGCATCCTTGCTTTTTGTTCTTCCATTTTCCGTTGTGAATGCAAGATTTTTGGCCGCTTCTTCTTTTGCTTTTTCTAAAAGCCTGTACAAATACACAATTTTCTTGCCGGATACCGCCTCTGCAAATAACTGTAGTCCTGTCTTAAACATGCTTTTTCTCCTCTCTAACTAAAACTAAATTCTATTTCTAGCAACCCATGTAAAAGAGGCTGCTTTGTTGTTGTGTCCGGTAAAATTCTTTGGTTTACATTCCGGACATTCCATGCAAAATTTTCGGTATGGTCCAGTTTTCTGCATGTAGTTTTGATCGCCAACAGCATTTTTGATACCGTTCCTCTCTGTCTTGGATTGTTGTGCCAGACGTGAATTGTCTGATGGACACTGCCAAACACAGCGGTCTTATTTGCATCATCGATCAATTGGCTGTCTGCGAGATACACAAAAGGATACGGCGTACCATCCGGCGGTAAGAAGCCGTCATATACGTCATATCCTAATTCTAACGCTTTGATCTCTGTAAGTAATTTTGTAAATAATTCTTGCTGTGGATCCATATCTCACCTCACAAGCTTTTGCAAATCTTTTTCAAACTGTTTCTTTTGCTCCTCAAATGCGGGTTTTAAATAGGGTTGGGCTTCCATGAATCGTGTTCCGAGTTCCACATATGGAGCATACTCAGCTGTTGGTTCGACAGTGGCGGTCATCCCACCATCAGAGATGTCAATACCGATACTTCTTTTCAGTGTTCCAGTATCGACTGGAGCATTCCTCTGCGCTTTCTTTTGCATATCTGCCCCGTTTTTCCGTACAACTGTCTGCACAGCGCCCATATCCATCCGCTTCTTCAAACCTTTATTCAGCTTTGCGATTCCTTCGATTTTTAACGTAGCCATCACTGCACCTCCGACACTACAAACACATGCTTTGTCCGCAGTTTCCGCTCAAAATCCACTCTGTATAAGGCGTTGCCTATCCGGATGCGGTCAAACGACTTTCTGTACTGCATCTGTAAGCGCACTGTCTTGCTTCCCTGCTTTATGGATCCGTATACAAGGTTCATTGTCTCTGTGCCGGTATCTGTCACACTGGCGTATATTTTCTCTTCTGAGACTATATCATCTCCATAATCCCCAGTAGCTTCGTCATACTCCCCAGGTACGATCGACTGAAAGAAAACTTCTGTATCACACCTCAAATAAATCTCACCCTTCCTCGTTTTGATTCTTTTTGTGAGTCAAGAAAAGCCTGTATTTCATTCATGAATCCATCAAAATCATTATCGTTGTAGGACATATTCTCTCCCTCAACATTGTGTGATGACATACCCTCGGAACCCAACCGATTAAACCGGATCACTGCCACTTCCAAAACAATATGATTCATTTCCGGCGGCACTTCGATTCCTCCGAGCAGGAGTTTTAACCGCCCCTGCACGGATTTAAGAATCAACTCCAGTTTCGAATCAAGAGAATCATCCTCGATCCCCAGAAGCTTTTTTAAATCATCCAGTACACTTTTCATCCTGCGCATACTCTTTACCCCGTGATGGTTACTTTTACTACCGCCTTTTTGTTGTCATTCGGGATAAATTCTCCGGCTTTACCAGCTCCCTGCAGCGCTACACCGTCGAAATCCTCGGATTCGATTGTTCTCGCTGTGTTAATTCCGGTAAACGCTTTTGCAACTCCGGCAATATATGCATAGGCACATTCTTTAGACTGGAATAATTCATCCGGAATCTCCTCTACAAGGAATCCCTTGAACTTCACAACTTCATTGCCATCAATGTTTACAGTAGAGTTTTTAGCAGTCGTATTCAAAGGATGATCCACAACGGCATTGTACAGATCGGAACAAGCCTTAATTTTTTTTGTTCCAACTGCTTCAATATTATTGAAATACTTCGACAGCTCATTAAACAGCTTTAATACATTGTCTGCCGTATAATCAGTAACGCTTAAAGCTTTTCCGGAAGATGTGGAAATAAATTTTCCGTGCTGCTTGTTAAACTGCTTTGTCTTAGCCCTCGCCTGCAGTTCCAAGCGATCTGCCACTGCAACGTCAAAATCATTATTTACGGTGTGGCGGTCAATTCCCTCGTGGAAATTCCAACCCCAAGAATAATTAACCGGTGTGTTTGTGTAGATAATTTCTTTCCTCTCTCCAAAGCGGCTAGAGTTTCCGGTGCCTGTTCCAAATGCTTTCGTAGCTGTCTTATCGTACCCAGTTCCAACCACAACCGGAATGTCTGATGTTTTTACATAAAAGGCTGTTTCATTTTCTCTGACTCCATCCAGTGCCTCAAGTTCGCCGCCGAAAAAATCCGCGAAATAAGACATCTTTTTAAATACTGCCTGCAAAAGTCTTTTAAACTCAAGCTGGTAGCTCCTTACCGGCATATCATTGTTGTCTCCTGCCGCAAATAACTGTAACATCATAAATTCTTTATTCTTCATCTTCACATTCTCCTTTATTTATACTTTGCAAGTCTCTTTTCGAATTCAGACATTGGACTTCCTGAGTTCGTCATGGTTTTTGGTGTAGATCCGGTTGCTCTGGCGATCTCGGCTTTCTTAAGCTGGGATTCCACGATTTTCATCAGAGTGTCAATTCTTGCATTGGTATCTGTTTCATCGGCGCCCACAATAAAATCAAGCACCTCTTGTGTTGCCTCAATGCCTTTTTCTGCAAGGACTACGGATGCATTTCTGCTGAGCTGATTCTTAACAGACTCTGCTTTCAGTCTCTCATTTTCTTCCTTTAACTTGTCCATATCGTACTGCTGTTTCTGCTCTGCATTCATTTTTGCAACTTTAGCTGCTTCTTCCGCTTTCTGGTCAGCATCTTCCTGCCATTTCACTTTCGCATTTCCGAGTGCTGTTTCGATTGCTTTGTTGACTCTCCGGTCAAATTCTGCTTGGTTCTTTCCATCCTTTAAAAAGTCCTCAAACGTATTACCGGAAGTTCCCTGATCTCCCTCATTGCCCTGTGTTTCTTCGCCATTTACGCCGGATCCATTGCTTTCTGCCCCAGTTCCTTCGTCTTCGGCAAATAACTGTAATGCCATAAATTCTCTAAATTTCATATCTTTTCCTTTCTGCCCCAGTCCATCCACTGTCCAGACCGTTGCTTTAAAATAGATTGCCGGTTCTTTACCGCCTGCCGGAAAAAGGCATAAAAATAATACATATCTCTATGTGCTAATCTCCTAAAGTAACGCCTGTACCTGTTCTTTTAAACTCTCCGGTACTTCATCAATCGTCAAGTGTCCACCTTTGATTCTGTTTGCCAAAAACTGTGCCATAACTTACACCCCCATTTTCATAGTCGCAAGAATTAATTCCTGCACTGCCTGATCTGTGACTTCCTGTGCCGCCTGTGTTGCTTTCAAGTCTTTCTGCAATTTACCGTAGGCGCTCATACCGTCATCCACTGCTTCATACTCTTTTATTACATTCTCCTCTGTCTCCGTATATCCGACAAAGACAAGGTTGCTAAATCCCTCTGGTTTTTCCTCTTTGAGCGGCTTATAGCCCTCTTTCTTGATGGAGCTGATTCTTACAGTTCCGTTTTCCATGATTTTTGCGTAGTTCATGTTTAAATCTCCTTTCGATATGTTGCTTTGATATCGGGGTCAAGCTCCCCTCCGTCCGCTGTGATGACTGTGGTAGGGTAGTAGGCTTTTAATGCTCGGATTGCGTTCTGCTCGGATTGTGGGAGTGGGACGAATTCGGGGTTCGTAGTTTCGTAAGCGATTTTTAACGGATTTTCTACGAGCCACGCCTTAAATTCATCGACTGTTGCGACGTTTTCGTTTGGTGCGCTAAAATATTTAACTCCGTCATTCCAGTTGCAACAGATTCCGTATTCTGCTTTGGTATATGATAATTGGACAGCCCTATATTTATCCACAAAAATATCTGAATTTCCGTTTCCATTCGCCACATTCTCGAATCGAATTGAAAAGTTTCGAACATCTCCCTGTTTATTTGCAATACTTATTTTGTTAGATTGTCCGTCAAATCTGTCAATAACAACCCCTGCATACAACCACCCAATCTCTCCACCCTGCTCTACCAGTCTGTCCCACTTTGTGAGTGGGCGGTCGGATGTGAGATTCAAGAAAATAGGTTTATGATAATAAGGTTCGTAATCCATTACTGTATCCCCGGGACATGCTACTAACTTTTTATAGTCTACTTGAACCTTATTTATCGAATATCTAAAGTATCTGCATTTTTCAGGTGTAACAAAAGTGGCATTTCCAACAATTTCGAATCCTATCTTATTTTTATCGCAGTCATAAAATGCGACCACTGTAAATCCAGTGCGACTTCTGCTGTACTGCGAATTAGGAAAACATGGTATAAAATCAGTTAAGAGACCGTTATCTGCACTAATAATATTCCCACTACCTTCAAATATTTTCCCATCTTCGCAGGCAGTAATATCAAGCAGATTTTTGCCGCTTAAAACAACTTCGATTTCATACTTCTGCGTTCCCTCATTCCACTTCCCAGAGTTTTTGATTTCCTGCGGATATTCTGGGCTTGGGGATGGTTTACCGCCTGTATAGGGTTCGTATGGGATTTCTGTACTTCCTTCGGATAAAATGATATCTGCTTTCGATAGATATTCTTCTTGTAATTCTGGTGTACTATTTTTATTTAATTTGAATACAATTTGACCGCTTTCTCCTGTGACAATGGTTGCACTTTTTTTATCAGTGATTGTGAAAAGCACAATCTTTCCATTAGCTGCAGTATTGTCATATTTTTCTTTATTGCCAATAAACATTACTGTGGCATCCATACTTGGCGACATTCTATTTTTAAATATCGTCATACGGTATGATGTATTTGGCTTTAATTGCAGATACTTTCTCCTGTAACCAGCACCCTCATCCGCATAAGTGCTTATATCCACAAAATCCTTATAATTAAAGAGATTCAAACCTTTTGCAGAGAACTGCTCCGTCTTCCCACCAAGCTCCAACCTCTCAAGCGGTGCATTCAAGCTATTTGGAAGTACCAGCATCCCTGCACCCTCTAGCTCTACCCTGTCATAATTCGGTGGCTGTGGAGTGGAGACTCCTAAAGGGCAGATCATATCCACTCCGATGATTCCTGTTCCATCTACCATTTTAAGCATTGTACTTCTACTCCTTTTTCGCTTGTTGCTGTGGGGATGATTTGGACGATGTTTCCATCCTTATCAAAGTACATTTTATCCCTTAGAATCACACACTGCGCTGTATTAGCGGGAATTAACATACTCTCCTCTTTTGTCGCACCATCCTTGAGACCAACATATACATCACCATCCGTAAAATTTTTCACAAGATATGCTCTTCCCTCATGCGCAAATTCCAGAATCAGTGCCTGCTCACTTGTTGTTGCTGCTCTGATAAAACTCTCTGTTTTACTCATATTCTCACCTCACTTTCACATATTCCGGAAATTCTTCCGCAATCAAACAGATGCCAACGAAAAAGGAATCCACCAGAGTTTTTGATTTCTCTGACAGATTCCTGTATTCTATCTCAGCCTTTCCGGGAGATATTCTGTATTCTATTTCATCATCCGTTAAGTCATCAATCGACTGGATCAGCGTCTGCGTAAGTGCTGTCACAGCTGCACACACAATATCTTTTCCGGGTTCTGCATACCCTGCGTGTCCAGAGATTTCAATACATTCTGGTCGGATTCTTACCTCAATCAAATCGCATCACCTCCAAAATGGGTATAAAAATACCACCAGCCAACTCAGCCGATGGTATTACATTACATCAATTTCTACTTCTTTTACTAGATCGTTTAATGATTTTCCGCTATAAAATTTATCATTCATAACCTCATCTACATTATCATACTCTTTCGTATCATTACCATGCCACGCTTGATACGTTGGAATGTAATCTCTGACTTCAACTGTCACTCCCGATGCCAATCCTCTATAAGAGAAAGAAATATCATTGCAACACTCAGATAAAATTTGTCTTAATTCATCTTTTTTCATAATATATCGCCATTCTCCTTTCTTTCCTCTTTGCTTAATTCGCGAGTTGTCTTATTCTTCAGTCTACCATCATCTCCCCATGTATAATCATGTACGTGTTCCCCATGTTCTCCATAAGGGTGCTGCTTTGGATTCCCATGATCGGTTGTGTGGATATCTTTAGATTTTAATTTTGACTCTCCGTAAAAAGCTCTTACATCTACTTTCCCATCTTTTCCAATGTGATCTATTACCATTCCTGCCTCTGCCATCTTAGGAGTGCCGGAATGTCCGCTGACAGTTTTATCTGCCTTTATTATATCAAACGTAGATTTCTTTTCAACCCTCTTCTTCCAAGTTTCAAAGTTCATCCCGTGTTCGGAATACCCGTCCAGCCATTCATTATACGCCTTATCATCCATATATGCTGCTGTACTGCACCGGCAACGTGGATGCATTGGATGTGCATTTTCTCCTGGCATCATTTTTGATACTTTAAAATGTTTTCCATCCAACGATCTACAGATCGGACAGGCGGTAGGTTCTGCGATAAACTCATACTCATCAAATCCATTGCGGATATAAGACTGTTTCTGCGCTTCTGCCTGCACTCTCGACAGCTCCGTTATCATCAGTCGCTCTGCATTTTCCCGGCTTACTCCAAACAGTTTGGTAAGGTGCCTTGCCAGTGTTCTCGGATTCTTACCCTGTATCAAACCAGTCTGTAATAGCTTCGACAATTCAGCTTTCAGCATATCTTGATACATCCAAATACGGTCTGAGTATCTCGCATTGCGAAAAGAAGCGTTCACGGTCGAGTGTGCCATCTTCGCATTGTTTTGAATGGATTTGCCAAGAATTCCAGCCTGCCTTTCAAATTCTTCCAGTGTTTTCTCTGTCAGGATCTGGTCAAAATACTTCTGAAGCTCATCAAATCCACCAACAAGATGCATTCCGATATTTGCTTTTAGCATTTCAAGCCTGTTAATCTTCATAGCTGCATTGTAAAGTCTCATTTCCTCATTGGCTTCTTTTGAGAAATTCTTGTCCTTAACATACTGCGCTGCTTTCCGACTGTATGCATCAATATCCATTTTGGATACTCGCTTCTTCGCTTCTGCAATTGTGATTCCCTCTGCTTTTGCATATCGCGTGTAGAATCCATTGATCTCTTTCTGGATTTCATCCATCATGTTCGCATAGATCTTCTCAATCTCTTTCGCGTATTCAGCTTCATCCTTGATATTCTTCTTTCGCTGCTCTTCTTCCCTATTCTTCCAGTACGTCCTGCTGCTCATCTGCCGCACCTCCGAACATCCGCTTCTCTACGATTGTTTCCTGCTTCTTTTCTTCCTCTTTCTCCATTCGATCTATTTCCTCAGTAACGTCCTTAACGATCGAGAGGACCTGCAGCTGCGTTTCCTTGGACACGATACTTTCAAGCACCTGTGCTGTCTGCGCTTCCTCCAAGAGATTCTTCGGGATATTCCTACTCATTGTAAAATCAATATCTTTCCATGCGTCCCGATCTGACACATTCGTTGCAAGAGAGCAAAACAGTTTATACCGTTTCCTCATGGACTTTTCAGCTTTGCGGTCGAATGTCAACGCAAGATTGCTCATAGACTGCAGTTTATACGCAAGGGAAGTTCCAGAAGCATTTCCAAAAGATTCATCACTGATGTTCGCTACCATACTTGTCTGATAAATCAAATCCTCAAGCCGATTCAAGAGATTTTCCTGCGTTCCGTCTGCCGTAGGTTTGCCAAGAAACTGCACGATAATATCCTTTGCGTTTTCCGTACCGTAAAGATTTATAATTCGATTGTCCCTGATTTTATAAATACCGTCATCATCCAATTCTGCACCCAGCACTGCAAGATACGCTTCTGCGAAAGAATCTACATCGTTCGCTTTTTCTCCGATCACTCGGTTGTATGTTTCTACCATGCCGGCAACTTCTTCATACAGACCGATTCTCTCATCGTTCAACACGTATTCCACGCAGTTAATACGCCCGTAAGGATTCGGTATACTCTCCTGCATCTTTTCTCCATCAAATGGGATTATTTCTGTCCTTGTGAGTATCTCACCATACCTTGTAACATTATCGTCCTTTTTTCCATATCTCACAGCAAATAGAGCGCGGCTCTTTACGGTATCATCGTAGACAACAAACAGTTCTTTTGGATTGCAGACTACTGTCTTTGTCTTTGCTTCTTCATCCTGGTAAAAATACTCGAATGCATGTCCGTAAATGCAGCACTTCTTCGCCAGCTCGTACTCCTGATCTGAGATATCATTATCCCGGTCAAATTCAAGGATCGCATCTTTTATTTTTTCGTCCGGATGTGATTTTTTAACCGGAATCCCATAAGCATATCCCAAAAAGGTCTCTGTGATATACCTTGGGAAATTCACTGCCAGTCGATTATCCGGCTTCCATGACTCCTTTTCCGGGAGACGGAATACATCGTGAAATCCTTTGTATAGATTCTCAAGGTATCTGTACCTTGGCATTCGCTCTTCATGCTTTCTGATGTATTCGTCTATCAATGTCATATTGATTTCTTTATCAGCGGAACATAAAAGCGGTTCCGGCAGTTTGTATGGTCTTTTCCCATTCATTTTATATTCCTCCTCTAAAGGTCTTTAACTTCACTTTGCCTTTTCTCTCCTGCTCAATAGAATATCTGAGCATTGCCATTGCATCATCAAAGAAATTCACTGGCTCATCTGTGAAGGTGTTCGTCTTCTCATCTTTTCGCCATTTCCATTGCTGGATCTCCTTAATCGTATTTACGCAAGACGGATGTATATGGATTGTATGCTGCTTTAAGTAATCAATCTGCGCTTTTACACTGTTTGGCTCTTTCTTAACCGGACATGCTCTGTATCCTGCTTTCTGCCACATCTTAATCCTGTCTGGCTCAGCAGAATCGCAATACATGGTAATTCGCTTCTGGAATTTTCCCTCGGCCAGCTGTATGATCTCTGATGTATCTTTTTCAAATACATACAATTCCCGACATAAGTAGATATCTCCATCTTTGAACCCAACCTCTCCGATACAGTTCGCATGGTTGAATCCAAAATCCTGTGAATTTACCATGTAATCAAATCGATCAGAAGATGTGTTGAATTCCTCAACCACATAATTTGTAAGAATCAGACCGCCAGTTTCTCCCCATTCACCGAGTCCATAAATCCGATATCCGTCCGGATCCCGTTCTTTACGCATCATCATGCGCCGGTGATACGCTTCATCTATGAACCGGTTCTGCAGGTATGTAGACTGGTGTGTGTATACATCATCACTCTTAATGTCAAAATACTTTGCCTTCAGCCAGTGCGTTGCTGACACTGGGTTGAAGCTGAATGTGATCTGGTAATACAAAAATGGATTGAATGACAAGTCACC